TGCCGTTCGCTATCGCAGACCAGCTGGTCTACGCAGCCCACGGCACGCACCTGAGTGACATGTTCAGCGAGCCACGTCCTTGCCGGAACGTAGTGGTGGTCAACCCCGCCTCTGCTAATCCCATTCTTCTCATGAATGCCGGCAGCGCTCACCAACGGCGTCTTTACACCCGCTACCAGAAAGAGACCTCCCCTGAAGGCACGGCAGTTGTCAGTCCCGTGGTGCTACGGTACCTCGAGCATCTGCACGCCAACGGGGGACGGAGCTTCGGTCTCAGCTCGCAAGAGCACCTCACCCGCCTACAGTTGCATATGAAGGAGCATCTGGAAGGTGGCGTCATTAACGCCCCTGATTACGCGAGCATGCTGGAATTGCTTCGCGTCGTGGGTGTGCCGGACAATCTCCCCAACGCTGTTTTCTACGCTGAGGGGTATGCGGCCGAGCACCCAGGCGAAGAGGCGCCGAGTGAGGACCGCATGGCGAAAGCTGTGCAGCAAGTACCAAGCATCGTGGACAGTCCGAAAGTCTACGGTGCCATCGCCCCCAACGACGCGGCCATTAAGTCGGCCACCAAAGCGCATCTGGGCAAGGGTAACACCACAACACGGGGCCCGCAACTCAACCGCATCATTCAGTTCGCCACATCTCACTTCATAGATGCCATGGCGGACCAAAGCGGCTGTGGGGCAGGGTCAATTCTTGTGGTACCACGCGAAGAGGTACTCGCAAACCGTACTCGTTCCACCCAGGTGGCCAACGAGACGACATACGGACTTGGCCCGAGTGGGAAGAATCCAGTAGGCAACGCTTTCGTTAAGACAAACGAGGTCGCCCCTGTGAAAGAAGCCCCTCGGATGGTAAATTCGCCACCTCATGAGCTGTCGATCGACTCCGGTCGCCTTGGAATGTCACTTGACCGCATCCTTAAGCGGAAGTGTGGCGTTTCTAACGGCATAGACTGGTTCGCTCCCGGCAAAACACCCTCTGAGATGTCGGACGCCGTGCGGACGCAGTATCAAAACTGCCATGACTACCGCGCCACGGCTGGCGCCGGCAAGATTCCCCAAGTGGATTATAAGGCCGCCGACGACAGCCACACGGAGGAGTCAGCCACATTGATGGCTGACGTAATAGAGTACTTCTTCTCCGATGACCTGTGCCCCGACTTAGGCATGTCCCACAAGGCGTGGGCGCTTCAGACCTACTGGGAATGTTTCGACATCTCGGTATTGGCAGGGATCAAGGTCAAGTCTACCAAGTGGAAGAACGCGAGTGGTACCGGCATCACTACGCTATTAAACACTCTGGTGTTCGCTTTTCGCTCGTATCTCACCGTACTCTTGTCACTATGCTTTCAACAA